CTCTTGAGCGAAAGGCTCGCGAACTGCCGATAGAACACCAGATCGCCCGGCTCCATACCGCGGAAGAAACCGTCGGAGATGTAGCCGGCCGCGATGACGGTCGCCGCGACGACGGTGTCATCATAGACCCAGAACTTGGGAGCGCCCTTGCCACCGAAGTAGTAAGGACCGCTGAGGTAAGCTGTATTGTAAGCCATGGTTCAGCTCCCCTCTCTCAAGTCGGTGCCGGGAGCGCAGTCGTATCGTCCACCCGGAATTCCATGATACCGGCCGGATCGATCACAACAGCGTTCATCGACATCGAGCCGGCACCAGACCAGCCCTTCTTGAGGTTTTCCCACTGCCAGGTGATATCGACTTCGTCGCCGATCGCATGACCGACGGAGCGCCAATGCCACATGTAGGATTTCGCAGTGGACGTACCGACGCCGGGCAGGCCGTTGAACTGGAACACCATAGAGCGGTTCCAGATCTTCATTTCCAGCCCGAGGTTTTTCCAAGGAAGGTTATCGAACGAGACGAAGTCCGCGCTCGTAAACTCCTTGAAGGTCATGAGGTGCGACCACATGCGGGGCGTTACCGCCCAGTAGATGCGCCCATCGCTGGGGACATCGCCGCGGTCCAGGGCCTCACGGCCGAGCAGAGCATTGTTCCGGGTGATGTTGCCGGAGAACCCGCCGATGTTCTGGGTCGCCCCAGCCGACAGCGCGTCCGTGATCTGCTTATCCGTCTCACGGCCGAAGGCCGCAGACATGTCGTAGACATACCCTTCCCTGACGGCGATATTCAGTTTGGTCAGGTCGAGTTTATCGATGAGGACCGCGCCGTAGCGGTCGAGCAGACTGACATCCACATGCGTATGCGCAGGGTTCTGGATGGCGATGTCTGCGTTCCGTGCCTTACCCGACACGGTCATGGTCCCAAGCTTCTGGAACCTGACGCCCGATGCATCAACTTCAGCGTCCGTGCGGCACATTCCGCGGAGCATTGAGCGCTCGCGCTGATAGGCTAGATGCACGTCACGATTGAATTTGGTGATAAAGGCGTCATCAATTGTCGGACCAGCCATTGGTCACAACTCCCTTGATGGGGGCTGCCTCTTGCCAAGCGTGCCTCAGACGCGCAGCCCCGGCCGGTGTGCCCTCTCGGGTCCGGTTCGGGCGGAAGCATTATGCGAGGTCTTGGGGGAGGCGGTATTGCGGCCGGGCCGGAGCCCGACCGAATTGGTTACCCGAAGATCAGCCAGCCGAGAAAGACCCCGGCGACAAGGATGAGGGCGCCATAGAACAGCAACACTTTTTCGAGGTCGTCGAACATGTTGCGCATCAGCCCTTGCCGCCGAAGCCAACGCCAGTGACGGCGCCGGCATGCTTCTTCGGATAAAGCTTCTCGTAAAGCGGCTGCAGGCGCTTGTGATATTCTTCGGAGGAAGTCGACTTGCCCTTCGCCAGGGCTTCGTTCTCGATCTCCTCGATCTTGGCTTTGATGCTCTCGGCCTCGCCGCTGTCGTTCATCCGGCGGACCCGGCGATCATCGGCATTGGCGCGGCCGATCTTGGCCATCATGCGCAGCAGGGTCGGGTGATCGCCAATGCGCACGCCGTCGGCGAGCTGCAGATTGACGAATGACGTCCATTCCTTCTCATCATCGGCGAAGTCGGCACCCGCATCCTGGGCGAAGGCGAGGTTGTCCTCGTAGTCGGGACCCCAATCCTGCTTCAGCCGGGTCTCGGCGGCCTTCAGCCCGGCAGAGATCTTGCCCTTCATCGAAGCCTCGCGCTTGGCCTCGAAGTCATTGTAGAATTTCAGGTCTTCCTCGAACTGCGCCTTGGTTTTGTGGACCTTGTGCGAGTGCTCCTTGAAGCCCTCGAAGAAGCCGGCCATCTCGTCGTCGAGGACGCGCGGCTTGCCCTCTTCGTCCTTGCCCCAATCGAAGGCGTATTCCTTGGCTTCCTTCGGCTTGCCGACCTTCTGCCAGAAGCCGTCGATCACCTCTGGCTTATCATCCGGCTTGGGGATCGGCACGCGGCTGTCGAAATTGCTGCGCATGCTCACGGCAGCTTTAGCGAAATCCTTGTCCGTGGTGTAGCTGTCCGCCCATTTGGCGAAAGACGCTCGTTCTGTTTCATCGAGGCCGGCGGCAAGTTGCGCTCGCAGCGAACTCGCTCCAGGTGCGCCCCCAGCGTTACCCCCATCGCCCCCACCCCCAGCACCGCCAGGATCACCACCACTATCGCCACTACCTTCGCCGCCACTGCCGCCGTCCTTGTCGAAGAAAATATGGTTCCAGATCAAATGCTTGAACATCGTCCATCCTTACGTGTTGGCGCGCTGCGTAAAACGATGCGGCCTTTGCGCGACCAGCGGCTTGCGCTGTTCGAAGTCGATATTGAGAATGGCGCAGAGATCGTTGGCGGCGTCGTGCAGAGCGCACATGTAAAGCGCCCAGTCGGCCGGGCGAGACCATGCCCGGTCCTCGGTGCGGAAGATGGTCTTCAGCATGTGGCCGAGCACGCGCTGGCCTTCTGGGGTGCCGAACACCCGCTGGTAATCGGCAGCAATCCGCAGTTTGGCTTCGTCGGCCTCGCCTTGGCCCTCGCTCATGATCCGCTCCCGCTATTGTGCCGGCAGCAGCCCCTGATCCCGCGCCTGGACTGCGCCCTCTACAGCCTTTTGTATACCCGGACCGCCGGCCTTCGCCAGCTCGGCCATCTTGGCCATCTGCTGCTCCTGCGCTCTCTGTTGCCGATCAGCAACGACGTCCTGCATCGAGCGGATGTAGTTCTGCGGCACCCGCGTCATCGACCACAAATCGCGGAAGGCAATGTCCCAATCGATATTCTCGACCGCGGTCTCGACGATCTCCGGGTGCTGGAGCTGCAGCGGCATGGCGAGCGCATCGAAGGTCTGCTTGGCCTTCGCCATCTGCCGCATGTCGGCGATCTTGTTGTCGAGCTTGTAGACCAGGGTCTCACCGATCAACGCCGGCGGTATCGGCGGCAAGGCGCGCATCCGCAGCATGATATCGAACACCCGGTCGAGGATCGGCGGCATGGTCTCGTTCTCTGTGCGGCTCCACAGCGGCGCCAGGATCACCGCCTTCATCATCTCCATGCTCATGTGCTGCTCCGGCGAGCCTCCATCCTCCGGCAGGCTGAGCAGATCCTCGTGGAAGGTGCGGCCGATCTTACGCTGCAGCTTCTCCATGAACTCGGCCGTCATGGCCGGATTGGCGCCGATCTGAATCGGCCGGATCGGATCGCCCTGAAACTGAAAACCGGAGGCATCGAAGAAATTGGCGCCGCCCGGCCACAGCTCGACATCGCCGCGGATGATGTCGATCGGCATCTGCATCGGCGGGTTGCCCTGCTTCTCGGTGATCTCCAGGAGCGCCGAGGCGACCGACTGCAGCAGGCGGGCATCGGTGATCGCGCGCATGGTGTCGCAGCGCCCCAGGGCCTCATCCGTCTTCCTGTACCAGCGCACCAGCACATAAGGGATATCCTCGTAGGAGCCCTTGTCGAGCAGGTGCGAGCCCTTTCGCAAGATCCATAGCGATGAGAACGGCTTACGGCCAATGCCGGCACCCCGCCGGGCGTAATCGTCGTCAGGCATGATGGCGTGAATGATCTCGTGCTTTTTCTCCGAGCATGAGCCGCCGCCGTCCTTGGCGTTGAGAAATTCGTCGCGCATCTCGCTCGGCAGCGCATCCATCCCGAACTCGTCGATGATGTCCTCGGTCGACATCATCCAGTAGCAGTAGAACCGCCGCAGCTTGCCATTGGCGTCGACCTCAACGGCGATGTTCTTCAGGTGCTTGACGCAGAAGACCAGGTGGCGGCCGGTGCGGTCGTAATCGACCAGCATTACCGCGGTGCCGAAGGTGCAGCTATCGTCCGCCAGCTCGGCGATGGCCTCGCTGAAATTTGCCTTTGGGTCGTAGATGACCAGGTACATGTAGTAGGCGGCGAGCTGGCACCAGTAGCGCACCTCATCGACCTGCATCAACTCCTTGCGCGCCGGCTCGATGCCGATCCAGAAGCGGTCCTTCGGGCACATCGCCTCAACGAAGCTCTCGGACAGCTTGGCGCGTTTCTCCTCCGGGGTTGAATCCCAGATGTCCGGGTCGGGCTCCTGGCCGGGAACGGTCTCGGTCAGGAAGCCCTTGCGGATATTATAGAAATAGTGCGCCAGCTCCTCGAACATCGGGAACCAGGCGCGCATCTGATCTCTGGCTTTATCGGCCCGACGGACAATGCCGGCGAATTGGTCGTGAGTATTCATCAGCATTGCCGTACCCCGATCAGTAAGACGTCGCCGCGCCCATGCCGAGCCGCTTGCGCGTGGTGCCGCCGTCACCCAGCACACCCTTGGCGCGGCCGGGGGTGAGCAGGGAGGCCGAAGTGCCCTCGCGCTGGCTGGCGGCGACGCGCGCCGAGCGCCGGGTATCGATCAGCGCCGGGTCGTCCGGCTGCGGAACGGGGATGGGCTCCGCAACGGCCGGAGGCTTAGGGGTCGAAGTCTTCATGAACGGGCTCCATATTTCGGTCGCTTCCGGCGCTGCGCGACGACATGGTGGGAGAACTTGGTGCCGGTGATGACGTTGGGCCTGCCGTTGCGGCGGTTCTGCTTGTCCTGCACCGCGGCGCGGCCCTCGCCGAGCCCGAGCGCGATATACTGCAGCGCCTCGCAGACGTCGGCATGGCCTGTGTTCTTGTTCGGCTTGTCGGCGAACACGTCGCCCTTCTGCTGCACCCGCTTGAAGCAGTACTTGCCGCTCATGCCGGCGCGCAGACGCACACAGCGCCGGTTGATGATCAGCCCCGGCTTGCCGTCGATGAAGCGCGTCAGCATGCCGACCACGGCCTCGCGGCGCAGCACCAGCTCATTGTTGCCGGGCGCTGGCTTGCACTTGAAGCCGTTGACCGCCATGATCTGGAAAGTGGTCATGATGTCGTCATTGCCCTGCTGGCGCTTCTCGCCGATCGGATCGCCCCAGGCGCCGCCGATCACCGCATCGGGATAGTTTTTGGCAATGAACTTTTTGACTTCCAGGGCGAACTGTTTGGCCCCAATATCGTGCGGTAGAAGCTCGTCAAGGACCCATAGGCGTCCCCAGGCGTCCTGCTGGCAGAACACGGCTGCAGGGACCAGGCCGAAATCGCAGCCGACCAGAAGATCAATTCCGGGGACGTAGTCGAACTCAGCGACGTGGTGGACATCAGAGTATTCCGGGTAAACCGGCCGCCCCTCGGAAACATAGCCATATTCTGCAGCAAGAAAAACTCTGATCCATTCATCAGCCTTGCCGTGAAGCTGATTGTAGTAGTAGTTCTCCGGCAGATGATGCAAGTTCTCAGCGTCGTGATTGAGCGTCCACTGATCGCCGACTTTCACCACGCCGCCGGGCTGGCGCAAGAATTCCCAGTTCAGCGGCTTGGATACTTCGGCGAGATTGTACATCCAATGATCGTCGTCTGGCATGTTGGTATCACCGATGATACCAAACCAGGTCGGACCGCCCATCGCCTTGGACGGGAAGCGGCCGACGCGGCCGGTGAGCATGTCGATCACCGACCGCGGCACATCCTTCATCTCATTGATCCAGGCCCCGGTCAGCTCCATGCCGCGGACCTTGTTCACCGCATCGTCGCCGTCGAGGCCCATGAAGTAGATATCGGCCTCGACGTGGGTGCCGTCACCGACCGGGAAGCGCCAGGCGTGGGTGATGGGCACCGACATCTTCCACGCGCCAAGCTCGGAGCCGAAGTGCTGACGCCAGGACGGCAAGGTCGTGGTCTCCAGCTCCGGCACCGTCTCGCGG